AAGCTCAAATATGGGCGGATTAGCAACTTACGAATTATTTGCTGGATATCAAGAAATGGTTGGTCGTATGTTTGGATCATATATAGAATTTAAATGGAATACTGCAAATAAAAAACTTACATTATTGCAGAGACCTCGTGCAGAGGAAGACTTGTTATTACTTTGTTATAACTATAGGCCAAATAGTGAATTACTTAAAGATTACTTAACTGTACAATGGTTAAAAGATTATACTTTAGCTACTTGTAAATTTATGCTAGGCGAAGCTCGTAGTAAATTTGCAACAATTGCAGGACCACAAGGCGGAAGTCAGTTAAACGGCGATACTCTTAAACAAGAAGCACAAGCTGAATTAGAGAAACTAGAAGCCGAAGTATCAACACAAATTACAGGCGGCGCAGGCTACAGCTTTGTAATTGGCTAAAAACTTCTTGACATTTTAATATTTTTATTGTATAATAGTTATTATATACAGTAAAGGTAACCTCAAATGTCTAACTATCAAATTACTCCTGCGTTTTCAACACCAATCCTATCTATATCTCTTGGACAAATTGACGTAATGACACTTGCCTGGATTAAAAATTTAACGTATCCAAAACAAGGAGTTGCTTGTACAGGTGACGATGACCATCTACCATTAAACGAAAGAGGGTTTGATATTATTAATGCACCTCAACTTACTACTCTTAGGAAACAACTTAAAGCAGCAGTAGATTATTATGCATACGATATGTTAGACGTTAGTCCTGATACTAAATTTGTTTTTACGTCAAGCTGGATTAATAGATTAGAAAAATCTGAAGACATAGCTAAACATATCCACAAAAATAGTATTATATCAGGAGTGTATTATATAGACGTAACTCCTAATTCAGCACCTATTACCTTTCATAAAAATATAACGCATTTAAATACTTGGCCTGCATCTACAACGCCTGCTTCAGCAGGAGTAAATTGGAATCAATTTAATACTGATGCGTATACATTTAATCCAGTTAACGGCTTAGCTATTTTATTCCCAAGTCACTTAGAACATTCTGTTCCGTTTAGTAATGAGGATACTTATAGATACGGTCTTGCATTTAATTTGTTTGCAACCGGAACACTTGTAGGTGGTGCTGGGCCAGCAGGTCGTTGCACTATTACAGGAGTAACTTTATGATTATTGGCATATGTGGTCTAATAGGTAGTGGCAAAGACACTATTGCAGACTATTTAATTAAAGAACATAACTACGAAAAGCTATCATTTGCAGATAAACTAAAAGATAGTGTAGCAACTATGTTTGATTGGGATCGTGAATTACTTGACGGAAAGACTGCTGACAGTAGAGCTTGGCGAGAAGAAAAAGACAAGTATTGGTCTAACGAAACAGGAAAAGAAATCACTCCAAGATTAGTATTACAACTATTCGGAACAGAGTGTATGCGTAATGGATTATATGATGGTATATGGGTTAGTTTAACTAAAAAGAAAATATTAGATAACCCACACACAAATTTTGTTATACCGGATGTTCGATTTCCAAACGAAGCTAAGATGTTATACGAAACAAGTGGCAATGTTTGGCGAGTAAAACGAAATTTAGATCCTTCCTGGTTTATAGAATATCAAACACTAGGAGTTGAACCTAAAGATGTTCATCCTAGTGAATGGGCTTGGGCTAATACTAAGTTTACTGCTACTATAGAAAATAATAGTACAATTGACAGTCTTAAAAATCAGGTAAGAGATCACCTTGTTTCCATCGAACTCCCTCTTTTTGCATCACACGCTGGCAGTTAGCACATATTGTTTTTAAGTTATTAAACTGACAGTTTTCTAGAGAGCCGTCTATGTGGAATACATTAAACTGTTCAACATGTTCACTTTTAAAATTGCATTTTTCGCAATAATTCTTTTTTTCATATCCCATACGTTTCCATTTAGGAATTCCGTGACCCGTTCCTCCATACCGAGTGCATGCCTCACATTTCTTACGATAGAAGATTTTGTCGTTTTTCTTATAATTTATTGCCGCAGGACGTAGTCCGCATATACATAAAGGTCTCATATTGTATTTACCTGCCCTTTACCTGCCCTTTATTCCGGGGTATAGCGATAGGTTTTTATTTAAATAATATAAATACAAGTAGAATAACAACATATTCCAATAGGAGACGAAAAGATGGCATTAGTATCACCCGGCGTTCAAGTAAGCGTCATAGACGAAAGTTTTTATACACCCGCTGAGCCGGGCACAACTCCAATGATATTTGTAGTAAGTGCTCAGGACAAAAAGAATGGCGCCGGCACAGGAACTGCCGCTGGAACAACACTAGCACAGGCAGGCAAGCCGTACTTACTAACTTCTCAAAGAGATTTAGCAGATACATTTGGCGACCCAATTTTTGAAACAGATGCAAGTAATAATCCAGTACACGCTGGTGAGCTTAATGAATATGGATTGCAAGCAGCTTATTCATATTTAGGAGTAAGCAATGCAGCATGGGTAACCAGAGCATCAATTAATACAAACGAATTAAAGCCAAGTGCAACAGCTCCAGCAGCTAAGCCAACAGCAGGTACATATTGGTTTGATACATCAATTACAAAATTTGGACTTCAAGTTTGGAACGCCGCAGCAGTTACAGTAACAGGCGGACAGAGTTTTACTAATAAGATTCCTAGTGTAATTACTAGTGTGTCTTTTGTTACAGGTTCATTAGAAGCTCCAGGAGCTCCTAAAACATCTTACGGAACAATTGGCGACTACGCAGTTGTTGCAATTACAACACTTAATACTCTTTGGTACAAAACAGCAGGTAATGCCCCTGGTGTAACAGCAGGTAGTTGGGTGCAATTAGGTAGCGAAGGTTGGATCAAGAGTTGGCCAACTGTACAAGGTTCAAAAGCTAATCCAACATTTGCAGGAAGTACTACAATTTCTGTTAATGGAGTTTCAATTGCTATTACTGCGTCAGACACAGTTACAACCGTTGCCGCAACAGTTAACGGATTATCAATTCCAGGAGTACTTGCAGCAGTTGTAAACAGCAAGTTAGAAGTTTACAGTGATGGTAACTCTTCAGGAGCAGACGATTCAACAACTGGTGGTCCGATTCTTATTACAGGCGACAGTGCTACACTAATACTATTAGGTATTGTTGCTGGTACATATTATCCACCAGCATTACAAGTTTCAGCACACACATCAGTTCCAGAATGGAAAACAGCTGATACGTACACACGCCCAACAGGAAGTATTTGGTTTAAAACAACTGAAGCTAACTTAGGCGCAAGATTTAGAGTAAAATCATATAACGCAGCAACACTATTATTTGACACAGTAGCTGCACCATTATATGCAACTAACGAAGAAGCACTATATAAATTAGACTTAGCTGGCGGCGGAGCAAATCTTGCAGCTGGTGATTTATATGTACAAACTAACGTAGCAGGAGATGCTCAACCATTAGGTACATATAAGATATTTAGAAGAAATGCAGCATCCATTACTGCCGTAACAAGTAGTAAAATTGTTGCTGGAAGTGCTTCTGCAGGAACTAAGACGTTTACAGTTGCTTCAACAGATAACGGACAAGCAGCTTTTAACACAGCAATTACAGTAACAGCAATTACTAACGGTACAATTACTGATGCAGACACAATTGCAGCAGCGATTACAAGTGCAAATATTGAAAATGTTACAGCTGATGTTGATAGTCAAAATAAAGTTACTATTTCACATTCAGAGTTTGGTGATATACGCTTTGTTGACACTAGTGGATTATTAACAGAAATAGGCTTAACTGCTTTTGTTAGTTCTACAAGTGGTACACCAAATTTATATTATGTATCAGGTACAAGTTCTGCTACAAATCCAAAACAATTACAAGCAAGTCAATGGAAAGCATTAACTTATACTGCTAGTCCAAATGAAGTAACTGCATTAACAGCTGCTAAGACACTTTGGTATAGTTCAGTTGTTGACGAAGTAGATATGATGATACATAACGGTACTACGTGGGTTGGATATTTAGACTCAACTAGTCCATATTATAATGCAGATGCAGCACAACAAACAGATCCAAATGGTCCAATAGTTGCAGCATCAACACCAGTACTACAAAGCGATGGCACTGCACTTAAACAGGGAGATATATGGATTAGTACAGCTACTATTTCAGTTTATCCACAAATTTATGTGTTTAATGCAAACAAGCTAAACACACCAATTGCTAATAGATGGGAATTGCGTGATGCTTCAGATCAAACTACAGAAAATGGTGTACTATTTGACGATGCACGTTGGGCAATTAACGGCACACTTTCAATTCAAAGTGATATCATTGACTTACTATCAAGTAACTTTTTAGACGCAGATGCACCAGATCCAGCACTATATCCAAAAGGTATGTTGCTTTGGAACTTACGTAGAAGCGGATTTAATGTTAAGCGTTTTGAACGTAATTGGGTTAATGTAAATGGTGATAATGCTAGAATGGGCGATGCGTCAATGGAACTATATTACGCACACCGTTGGGTTACAGAATCAGGAAACCAAGCAGATGGGTCAGGCAGCTTTGGTGCTAAGGCGCAGCGTAAAGTTGTTGTACAAGCATTACAATCATTAGTTAATTCAAATGAAGCTATTAGAGATGACGAATCAAGATTGTTTAACTTAATGGCAACACCAGGGTATCCAGAATTAATTGGAGAAATGGTTACATTAAACTATGATAGAGGCCTAAGTGCATTTATTGTAGGTGACAGTCCTGCAACACTAAAAGCAAGTTCAACAGACCTTCAAGCATGGGGAACTAACACTGCATTAGCACCTGAAGATAATGCTGATGGGCTTGTAACAAGAGATGAATATTTTGGAATGTTTTATCCATGGGGATTCTCAAGCGATAACGCAGGTTCAAACATTGCTGTTCCTCCAAGTCATATGATGTTGAGAACAATGGCACTAAGCGATCAAGTTAGCTATCCATGGTTTGCACCAGCAGGAATTAGACGAGGCGGAATTACTAATGCAACTTCAACAGGATATGTTGATGCAGAAGGCGAGTTTAATGTAGTATCGTTAAATGAAGGACAACGCGATGTGTTATATGCACAGAGCATTAACCCAATAACGTTTATTACAGGCGCAGGATTAGTTGCATACGGTCAAAAAACTCGTGCAAAAGGTACTAGTGCATTAGATAGAATTAACGTTGCACGTTTAGTTATTCACTTACGTAGTCAACTTAGTAAACTAGCTAAACCTTATATCTTTGAGCCAAATGACAAGATTACAAGAGACGAGATTAAAGGAGCAGCAGAGAGCTTACTACTTGAATTAGTAGGACAACGAGCACTATATGACTTCTTAGTAGTTTGTGATGAATCAAATAATACACCAAGTAGAATTGACCGTAATGAACTTTACTTAGATATAGCTATTGAACCAGTGAAAGCAGTTGAATTTATTTACATTCCGCTACGCTTGAAAAACACTGGTGAAATTGCAGGACTCTAATATGATAAATATAATTACAACAGGAGCAAACTAAATGTCTATATCAACGCTATCAAAAATTACAGTCCCGTTAGCAAGTGGAGATTCCGCAAGCAATCAGGGCTTGTTAATGCCGAAACTGCAATATCGATTTAGAGTGTCGTTAGAAAATTTTGGTGTAACTACACCTACTACAGAATTAACCAAACAGGTGGTAGACGTAACAAGGCCAACAGTTGCTTTTGAACCAATTGAAATTCCGGTTTATAATTCTAAAGCATATCTAGCAGGAAAGCACACTTGGAGTCCAATTACACTAAACTTACGTGAAGATGTTAATAACAACGTACAGAAATTAGTGGGCGAGCAATTGCAAAAGCAATTTGACTTCTTCGAACAGTCAAGTGCAGCATCAGGACAAGATTATAAATTCACAACACGAATTGAGATCTTAGACGGTGGTAACGGCGCTAACACACCAAACGTATTAGAAACGTTTGAACTTTACGGCTGTTTTGTAACCAACGCTAACTATAACGAATTAGCATATGCAAACAACGAGCCTATGAGAGTAACACTTGAAATTCAATATGATAATGCAATACAATCACCGCAAGGTACTGGTATTGGTACAGCAATTGGACGTACAGTAAATACACTTATTACAGGTGGTGGCGTATAAGCCATAAAATAGTATATACTAAAAGGAGCTTTTATAGCTCCTTTTTTTATGGCTGAATTATCTACCCACTTAATTTAAAAAGATAAATATTAGTAAGGAGAACCGTAATGGCATCATTTACTGGATTTTTAGATAGCGCGGCAGGTGCAGCATTAAGCCCTAAGGGAAACTTAGGTGACTATGCTCATGCTAGTAGACTATTTGTAACAGAAAATTTAAAACTAGCCCCACATACAAAATTTCTGTACCACTGTTTTTTCCAAATGGATCCAGCAGCGTCTAGTGTATTACCTGACTTAAAAAGCAAACATGAATTAGAAATTGGTATGCTTGTTAAAAGTGCAGAACTTCCGAAGTTCAGTGCCGATATTGAAACAAAAAACAAATATAATCGAAAAAAGAATGTACAAACAGCGATTAAATATAACCCAGTAACTATTACATTCCATGATGACAATTATGGTGTTACTACAGCGTTACTAGAAGCATATTATAGGTATAACTTTTCAGATGGTAATTATGGAAAAATACCCGGAGCATATAATAAA